GGTCAGGCTACTAAGTTTTATTCCTCATGTATTGTTAAACTCTTTTCTTCAGAGTCAGACAATCAAGCGATTAAGGGAAAGATCAAGGTAGGAGATAAATTAATTGAAGAAAAGATTGGTAGAACTATTAAGTGGGAACTTCAGTTCTCCAAAACCTCTCCAGGGTTCCAGTCTGGTGAGTACGATTTTTATTTTAGAGGTGACGATATTGGTCTTGATACCATTGGTGATTTGGTTACTACCGCAGAATTAAACGGCATTGTAGAGCGTACAGGTGCCTGGTACATACTTCCTGATGGAACAAAAGTGCAGGGCAAGGAAGCGTTTGTTAATCGTGTAAGAGAGGATCTTGACTTGCAAGAATCAATCAAGGCTAAACTAAATGGCTAGTTATACAGTTTATAATGGAAAGTTTGTTTGCCATGAATGCAAAGCAGAGGTTAAATCTTTAAGGCTTTATGCAGATACAAAAACTGCAACATGGATGTGTCCAAGTAAACACCTAAGTACTGTTAAGTTTGGAAAGCAGAAATGGAAGGGTAATGACAGAGAAGAGTGAGTCTAAGAGAATAGGTGCTAAGCAGCACAAGAACTCTGGTCGCAATACTCAAAAGGGAGATGCTTCCTGGAAAAACTTTGTTGTAGATTTTAAAGAGGTTGGAAAATCTTTTACTTTGAATAAAGAGGTTTGGGCTAAGGCAACAACAGATGCCATGAAGAATGGCAAGGACCCAGCCATCGTTGTGGTAATGGGCGAGGGTAATGCAAAGGTAAGACTTGCTATAATTGAGATGAGTATTTTAGAAAACATGGTGGAGGAATAATGGAACAGCAGGGAACAACAATAGATATGGTAAACGGTCTTGCAGAGATTGCAGACTATATGGAAGACGAAGAACTAACAGTTGCACTAACAATGATTGCTAAACTAATTATAAAGCCAGACATCCCAATTAATGTTGCTCACGTAGAGATAGTGCGACTTCAGGCAATTGCTGCAAAAATGGCTTTTAAGGCTACATGGATGGCAAATGTTGACAAGTCAGATCGTGGAAAAAAGAATCTTTATTATACGGCAGCAGAGTCGCTTAATAATTTAGTGTCTGCACTCAAATATATTACACGCTAATCTGCTATACTTATACTAATAGAAACGAGTAAAAAATGACAAAAAGTTTATTGCAACAGATTATGGTAAAGCAGGAAAAGCCACCAGTACACTCAATAGATGTTGCTGGCTTGACTGAAAAAATTCAGTCTGGTTATACTGTTAACCGCATTGACAAACAGACACAGAAGAAGACTTTTGCACCATCTACAATTGCCTACGGGCATGGAGAGTGCCCAAGATATTGGTACCTTGCTTTTGATGGTCAGATGTTTGAAGATGATGCAACACCATATAGCGCAGCCAATATGACTGCAGGAACAAAATCACACGAAAGAATTCAGGAAGCAATGAGAAATGTTCCTGATTTTCTTGTAGACGAAGAGTTTAAAATAACTTATACTGATCCGCCAATCTTTGGCTATGGAGATGTTATGATTAATTGGCAGGGAGAAGAACTCCTTGGCGAAATTAAAACAATGATGAATGAAGGTTTTGAGTACCGTAAGGCACATATGAAACCTAAGACTGGACACCTTGTTCAGTTACTTATTTATATGAAGATTCTTAAGAAAGCAAAGGCTGTTCTTATTTATGAAAATAAAAACAATCATGAGTTGCTTATTCTTCCAGTAGAAGTAAATGATTATTATCGTCGGTGGGTAGACCAGACGTTTGAATGGATGAGATCAGTTCGTAAGGCTTGGGTCGACAGAACTCTGCCTGAAAAGAACTATCGTTCAAATTCAAAAATTTGCAAATCATGTCCTATTAAAAAGGCTTGTGCAGATGCTGGCAAGGGAGACTTTAAACTAAAGTCCTTGGAGCCTATAGATGAAGCATTGTCAATGGTGTGATAAACAATTTAAAACAGATATAGCATATCAAATATATTGCTCACCAGAGTGTAGAGACATGGCAACAAAAGAAAAAATTGCTGCAAGGTATATAGTTTCTAGACGACAAAAAAGAAAAGGAAAGGAAAGAAATTGTAAGTCATGCAAAGAGCCTTTGTCAATATATAATGACGAAACTCTTTGCGTAAAATGCAATGTCAACCCTTCAGATGTAGCAAAAGCGTTAAAAAAAATTAAGGATAATTTAAAATGAAATTAGCAGAGGCAATAGGAACTAAACCTCCAAAAACTATTTGTGCTATCGATGCAAGCACTAATAGTCTTGCCTTTGCTATTTTTGATACACAGGAAAAAACATTAAAGTCGGTAGGCAAGATTAACTTTAAAGGCAAGGACACTTATGAAAAGGTTATGGATGCTGGACAAAAGGTAAAGGCCTTTCTTGATATATACGAAGGGTTTGAGGCTATCGTCATTGAGCACACAGTGTTTATGAATAGCCCTAAGACTGCTGCTGATCTTGCTCTTGTACAAGGCGCTATTCTTGGAGCAGCAGGACAGTCTGGTACGAAGGTTATAGGAAAGGTAGCGCCAATTACTTGGCAGAACTTTATTGGAAACAAGAAGATATCTAAAGATGAAAAACTATTTATTAAGTCACAAAACCCAGGGAAGTCAGAGTCATGGCTTAAGTCTTATGAGAGAGAACTAAGAAAGCAAAGAACAATTAGTTTTATTAACATGCAATACGACAGAACAATAACAGACAACGATGTGGCAGATGCCTGCGGAATTGGTCATTGGGCAATTAAGAATTGGACTAAAGCAGTAGGGTGGACTGAATAATGCCAGAGTTAAATGCAAACATACCACCAATAAATTGCTATGTGCGTGGAAACTATTTAAGAAATCACCAAGATAGCCACGATAAATACTTTGAGTGTGTTGTTTTTGGTGTGTCAAGTTTGAAGTCCAGAAGCCCATTGTTCCACATTATGATGCCAGATGGTGGACTTTGGTGGAGACTTCCAATCTCTGCATTTTGTACTGAGCCAGGAGTACCTGAAGTAGATCTTCACAATTTAGTTTTGTGGAATTCTTTTAGCCATCACATTGCAGTAACTCGGTTTGAAAATTTAACTAACCTTAGAATGTCTTACATTGATAGAACAAAAACAATGCATAAAGGAACCTATCTATTCACATTAGACTGGCACAATCCAGATACAAATGTTTTAGATGACGGCTACTCCGAAAGCCCTGCAGACCATAAATGTGGGCATGTTATACAAAGAGATGATGGGAATTTTGCCATTCAGCCTAACAACAGAGTTCGTATTTATGAGCCATCATTTACACTTGAAAAAGAATACCTGATTGATAGAATAATTAATGAGAGAAAATATGATGTTGAAAATCAGGATAAATGGATTATGGAAAACTCTAATAGATTTAATTATGATATAGAAGAGAAAGGGGTTGACAATTAATACCGTGGGTGCTAAACTATATACAAGCGAAGTCTATATGCGTAAGAGATATCTTGTGGATAAAAGGACTCCAGAAGAAATTGCTAAGGAGTGTGGTGCTAGTGTTGAGACCATCTATGTCTACCTTGCAAAATTTAAATTAAGGAAATCAAAGCGATGAAAAAGATTAAGTATATGCTTTTTATATTATCATTAGTAGCAGCAGTTGGTATCTCCTATGCCACTGCAACACTGCGTAATATGCCAGAAGCGTTTGACTGGGAGGAAGATGATGAGTGAAAACCTGAACATAACGGTTGACCAAGTTAACCACCCAACACACTACACAACAGATCCTTCTGGGGTGGAATGTATTCAGATTACACGCCATCGCAACTTTAACATTGGCAATGCTTTTAAGTATCTTTGGAGAGCGGGTATCAAGGATGAATCAAAAACTATTCAGGATCTTGAGAAAGCAATCTTTTATATTAAAGATGAGATCAATAGATTAGAAGGTAAGTATGTCAACTGAAGATGATTTAGTTAAGCACCTTGACCAGGTTAATCAGGTAGTAGAAGAATACCTAAAGGGCAACGATCCAACAGCAATTTCAAAGCAACTTGATATACCAAGACACAGAGTGGTTACACTTATTAATGA